GGGTATTACTGTCCCTGGTATCGTCAAGACAACTCACGAGTTCAATGGCGGAATGTATAGGAATCTCACGATGGACACTTTTGAGGGGTTGTGTGGGGCAACTCTAGTGTCCGAGACGAATGGATGTGTCATCATGGGTGTCCATTTGGGTGGCACCGCCGGCACACCATGTGGCGTTTACGGCAGCCTCACGCAACAGCAATTATTCGAGGCATTCGCTGCGCTAAGGAGTATTGAGGGGGTAGTTCTTTCAGGTGAGGCTGGGAAGTTTGAAACAACTGTGCTGGGAGTACAGTTGCTCAAGCCTGACAAACTCCACAAAAAGAGCCCCCTTAATTATTTACCAGAAAACTCACAGGTGGAGTATTACGGATCTTGTATTGGTCGTTCAGTGACTAAGACATCCGTGAAAATAACTCCAATCAGTGAGCACATCTTGGATGTATGTGGTGTTCCTAACATCTACAGAGGTCCCAAGTTAAATCCCGAGTGGTATGGATGGCAAACGTGCTTGGCCAATCTCGCTGTCCCTGCTCTGCCTTATCCTCACGATTTGCTTAAAATAGCAGTGCAGGATTACAAGGAACCATTGATCGAGATCTTTTCTAACCCATTGTGGTCCAAAAGTAGACCTTTGAATGATCATGATAACTTGTGTGGCATAGCTGGGAAAAAGTTCATGGATGCCATTAAGCTCAATACTTCAGTGGGCTTTCCACTGACTGGCCCTAAACGGGATCATGTGATAGAGCTTGAACCCACTGAGGAGTGGCTCAACAATCGTGAGTTGGAAGCCACCCTCATGGAAGAGATTAATCGCATCGAGAGTTGTTACCGTAGGGGCGAACGTGGTTACCCAATAGCCAAAGCTTGCAAGAAGGATGAGATTTTGACAAAGGATAAGTGCCGTATCTTTTACGGTAATGCCTTATCATTAACTTATCTTATTCGTAAGTATTATCTTCCCCTCCTTCGCGTCCTACAAATGAATCCATTGACTTCTGAATGTGCCGTCGGAATTAATTCTCATGGCACCGAATGGCAAGAGTTTCACACTCATGTCACGAAGTTTGGATTGGATCGTTTATTTGGAGGCGATTATGGTAAGTACGATCAGAAATTGCCATCCCAACTTATTTTCGCATCATTGCGTATCCTTATGGATTGCGCAAGACGATGCGATTATACGGAGGAGGATATCAGGATCATGGAAGCTATGACTGGCGACATTGTGTTTGCCTACGTTGCTTTCAACGGAGACTTGATTGGCCTTACTGAAGGTACCCACATCAGTGGCAATTCTCTGACGGTCATCATCAATGGGATTTGTGGTTCTTTAAATCTGCGGTGCTTCTTCTACTCTCAATATCCACCAAGAAATTTTGAGGAACGCCTCGTTTTTCGTGACTACGTCGCTGCCATGACATATGGAGACGATAATATCGGATCTGTTAGTCCAAGTATCGATAAGTTCACGATTAAGGGATGTTCTAAGTTCCTGGCGGAATATGGGCAGGTGTACACCATGCCAGATAAAGAATCAGAATTGTTGGATTTCTTACCACCAGAAGAGTTCGAGTTTCTCAAACGTACTAGTGTATGGCACCCTAAACTGGGTGTGCATGTTGGTGCTTTGTTAGACAAGTCGATCTACAAGTCATTGCATTGTTTCATGCGAGACAAGAATTGCATAGATACTGAGGAGACAGCTTGTGCTCAGAACATTGATGGCGCATTGCGAGAGTGGTTCAACCACGGTGAGGAAAAGTTTGAGGAACAACGACAACTGATGAAGGAAGTTGCGACACGTGCAGGGATAGCGCAT